GGGGATATCTCAATTCTGGATCAAACTGTTGCTCCACTCTTGCTACATCAGTCATTTCATCGGTTAAAAACGGTGTTCTATGTACAAACTCTTCAGGCGACATTCCAATCTCCTTAAGCTTAAGCCAGTTTTGTAACCTCTCTATTCTTTTAAACTCTTGATTTGCTCTCTCCGTTTCGCGCCAATTTCGAGCTTCTGTGTCATCGCGGTTTTGTTCTTGTTGTTCCCATTCATGATGCCATGCTGGTTCGTCCTGTTCTTGCAAAAGTTCTCTGGTGAGACGTTCTGTTACGCCGTCCTCTTTCTTTAAAAATGAGTCCCATTTTTTTACTAATTTTTTTACATCATCCGTCACTGTGGGCTTCCTTAATTATTTCTTTTTCTTTCGCGGCGCATGTTTGTGTGTTACCTCAAGAACCGGTTCGACATAATTTGGATGTATTCCTTCAAGTATCACATCTCCAAATTGCATATCATATTCCCCAATGTTCCCGTTCTCATCTAGTGAGTGCCACAGGACCCTACCAACCGACTCCTTCAATTGAAACTTTTGAACCAAGGCTGAAACCAGCCTTCCTTCTTTCATTCATTGATGTTCGAGACCTTCAATCTCTTCTTTGTCGCCTTTGTCTAGGTCGTCGTCTTGTTTTTTGTTTTTGAGTGTATTGAGCCTAGATTGCTCTCTTGCATCGAGCTTTTCTTTCAAAAAAAGTCTTTCAACTTCTTCAAAAATCATCTCACGAAGTTTGGGTAAGGTTAAATTCATTTAAAACTCCTTTTAAATAAGTAGTCTTAAATAAGTGAATAATCTATTCGTCTTGCTCATAAAATTCCGAAGCTTCGCCTGTTCTGCTATCGAACTTCATTATGATCTCTTCGTCCATAATCTTAAGCACTTGGCTACGAAACTTTTCATCCTGTAGCTTCTCTATCCACTTTGAAGCTTGAAATTTTTCACAGGTGCCATCTTCATAACAAAGCTCATACCATGCGCCACCTTGTTTTAGTTTAGAAGAACCTTTAATTGCATCCAGCCAACTTTCTTCGTCTTGCACTCCAATTTCATCTCCCCAAAGGATCTTGAAATTGCATTGACGACCTTGTGTTCCAAATCTGGATTTCTCAAGTTTTACCTTGACTTCAGAGCCGATTCTAAACCCTTTGTCGTCTAAAACAAAAGAAGCCTTTGCTTTGCGCCCTGTGAGCCACACACGGAGAGAATAAGCATAAATCATAGCTTTGCCCCCTGGAGTCATATAAGGCGTTGTAAGGGCCTCTGAAGGGCTCCTAGTGATGTTCGTTTTAAGCTGGTTCAATACCAGAAATGTCGATTGGCTATTTGCAATCGGAACTGTAAGTTTTGACATTCCTTTTGCAAGGATTCTTGCCTTTACTGCCATCGAGGAAAGAGGGTTAAAATCTCCCTCAACATCAGAAACAGCAGGTGTTAGTGCCAATGAATCCCAGATGAAGAGCATTCTATTTTCATTTGAGCCAAGAAGTTCTTCAATTGTTTCTAGTACAAACTCAACTGACGTTGCCTGGATATAAAGTACATTGTCGACGTTGCAACCTGCTTTCTCTAGAAAGCTTGGATCGATTGCTGATTCTGAATCGAAGTAAATAACGTCAATGCCCATCTTTTGGGCGTTTGCTGCAACCTGTGCGGCCATGTAACTTTTGCCGGTAGATTCTAGGCCTGCGATTTCTACAATCTTGCCCATTGGAATTCCAGCTAGTCGTCCTCTGCAAATAATACTATCGAGCCATCGCGAACCTGTTGGGATCCAGTCCTTTACAACTGTCGGGCTATCTTCGTTTAAGTTGTGCGCTACATTTATTCCCGCCTTTTTATTGATGAGGCTGCGCATATCGGCAATAGAAAGCTTGCCAACTTTTTTCTTACTCTTTGCCATTTATATTCCTTTTAATAATGATTAAACGCTGGAGGAGGGGCCAATTCCCCTCCTCCAACAAAACAGTACTATCAACCAACAAGGTCTGCAAAAGCTTTATCTACACTAGTAGCAGCTTTTTCATCGTTGTTATACTTGACAGTCTCTGACGATCCCTCTTCCGGGTCATTGCCCAGAAGGAATTCATCAAGCATCGCTTGTACTTCTTGAAAGCTTTTTCGACTATTCTCAAAGAGAGCGTCAAAATCGGGGATGTTTTCAAGAAGTTCGCTACACTTCTCCGGATCGTCAGGACAAAGCGGGGAACTTCGTCGGCGGGGGGTAATGTTCGTTACTGGAAACGAGGCGCCCGCGGGTTTTCCGTATGCGATGGTTAAATCAGTACCAGACTCAGGATCGGTGATATCACCGTATTCTGGGTTCAATACAAGATTGAGCAGCATTTCATATACCTGCTTACCAAAACCCCACACGCGTACACCTTGCTCTTCCTCTCCTCGTACCATAACGGGAGCAAAGAAACGTTGGCGCGCCGAAAGCTTCTTGGCCATGCGCTTACTATCTTCTGTGCCTTCTTTCCAAAGTTGACTCACAAAAGAATCTAGAGGACAGTCTTCGCCAAAGTTTCGCTTTGGACTAAGAAATCCGGGATTGTCCCCAACATTGTAGTGGAACCAATAATCCTTAAAAGGATCTCCATCCGCAGTTGGCACAATACGAATTGTTTGTTCTCCGTCTTGTGGTCGCCAAAAACGATTGTTGCCGTTTTTGCTTTCTAGAGCCACCTTTCGGGCTCGCATTTTTTTAAGATCTAAAGTCATTTTTTTCTCCTTGTTAAAGTTACAATGATAACTCTCTCATTGCACTGTTTTTCTATAGTATCAAACAACGAAATCAATGTCAAGCATTTTTTTCATTATTTTCAATTAATGTGCTATTGGATATGTAGTAACCATAAGATTGATCATAATTGGTTGCAAATATCCCATAACTCACCTTCATTCTATCATGTTCTCTGTTGTTTTTAACGTAATTTTTAATCTTTTTCATAAGTGTGCCATCTGATTCAAGAATTTTTTCTGGGATGGCATAGTAGTGCCTTTTCTCCCGTGGCATTTCAAAATCAAAAAATGATTTTTCCTCTCCTGATTCTAAATCTATCAGACCTAGCGTAGAAATTCTCGCCGTCTCTATATAACTTGCAAAAGTATTCATGATAGGCTTAGAGTGATCAAAAACTCGTATCATATGAAACGTAGAGACAATTAATTCATTTATCTGGTTGAAATATTCTTTAATTGGTATGTCACCAATTATCTCAGCTATTTTTGTGTTGTCAACAAGATATGTACGCTCAAATAACGCTGAGCGCGCATACTCTTGGAGTACCCCAAACATAAGATTTTCTTGCAAAGACTTTTGCTGGTTTAGCAAAGTTCGATCTGGTTTAATATAGAGGGCGCTCACAGCGCATTTCTTATTTTTCAGTTGTTCCAATATTCTTAGGCTAGCCCCAGAAACATCACCGCAACTTGTTATAAATAAAACCTCCCCCTCTACATCGTGAAGAAACTCTCTTAGCTCTTCTGTGGGTGAATTCTCTTCGTACTTTTCAGTGTGCGACTGATGAGGCAGATTAAAACAGTTTTCACCCACAGCTTCTACGTCAATTTTAAATATTTTATATTGAGGGTACTGCTTAAAATTTTCAGCAATATTACAGCCCGCCTCTCCTAATCCAATTATGTTCATTTCAATCCAATTATATCAATAAATAAGTAACTTTTTCATGTCACCGTAATTTTTTCCAGCCGAAACATTGACTCGAAACTTGCCCAGTTCTGTTTTTGCAAAATCCTTTTTTAATTCATTGAGTATAAACTGGTCCTCTTCTGAAAAGTCCATAATAAGAGAATCGTGCATGCAAAACGAAATATAAGATTTTTTACCATCTAGTTTGTTAAATATTTTAACCATTTGTTGTAAGAACAAATCTGCGGCCGTTGACTGAATTATATAGTTTAATGCGTGATGACTGTCTGCTTCAATTTCTTTGTTGAAACAGGTTTTTACGCGGGTGCCATCCCAATGTTTCTTTAAGATTTCATCACGATTATAGGCACTGTTAGAAAGAGGATCTCTTGATCCGGGATTATACAGCCATGCAAATATTCTCTTTTTTGCTTCTTCACGAGAAAGCGAGTTTTTATAAACATTTTTTACGTTCCATTCATGAAGATCTTCAGTTGGTTGGTCTTTGCTTAAAAGAGCCAACATTACACGTAATTCCATGGCATTAAAATCAAACTCTAAAAACCAATCATTGTTTGGTCTAAGAACCCTTCTGTAGTTTTTGTCCATTGTAAGAATGGGAAAAGACTCTGGTAAAGTGGACAATCTTCCTGTTTTGGTTTTGTACATGTCGTATTTAACATGATTTAAGTGTTTGTTTTTTTTGACAAACCTTCTCACTTTAAATTTATGAAGAGAGTCATTAAGAGAATTAAAATCAGTATTTAGTTTTTTATATTTCATGTCTGTTAGTGTCTTAACCAAAGAAAGAGAAAAATCATAATTTTCCGGTTTTTTATGCCCAACAAGAACATATTTAGCAATTGCATTTTTTACTTTGGCATAGTCTTTCAAAAAGGTCTGTGGGACAAGTTCAAAAAAACAATGTTGGCTTAAATCAAGTTTTGCTTCTGAGCATGAGCGATAAAAAGCCTTGAGTCTGCTGTTGACTTTTTCCCACTCTTTTCGCAAATATTCTGGACACATTTCATCCAAGGTTTTACCAGCGCAATAAATTTGTGCATATTCTATGTCTTTATAATCTTTTAGAAATGCAGAGTAAGACCACGTTTCTGTTAGGTTTTTGGGGATTTTCTTAAAGTGAATTTTGTCATTTGCATATATTGCCACACATTTTTCTTTTTCATCAAACGTTTGAAAAAGCATTATTGTCTCCTAGTAAAATCCGCTTCCACCAGAACCGAGCGGCTTAAGTTTTTTCGTTTCTTTTTTGACTTTTTCTTTATCTTTGTAAATTTCTTCATAGCCAATTAGTCGTTTTTTTATCTCTTTACCAAGATACCTGAAAGCTCCCTCTTTGTCAAGTATTTTATAATACCCGTATGCTCTTTTTAAGACCCTGTTGTATTCTGCTGTGGGCCACTTGATTTTATTTTCTAATATTTTAACATCCAAATAAAATTTAAGCCAGTATATAGTTCCATATTTCTCCTTAAAATCTTCTTCTGATATGTTTTCTCTTTGATATTCTTTTACAACGCTTGTTTTGAACCCTTGTGTCTGACATCCGGCAGATTCAGTTATTTTAACAGCAGGATTTGTAATTACATAAGTGTTCCAAAAGTCATACATTGTTTCCTCCAGTTGTCGAAGTTCGTGATTAGAAACTTTTTCAAAATACTCACTAAAAATTGCATGTATTTTAAACACTCTAGATGAACACTTTTGAGGAACGCCTTCCTTTTTTTCATCACATTCATTTTTATGAAGGTAAAATCCCGTTTCATCAGATTGAGTCACGGTATAAGACGGCACCTTTGCCCCGATCATACTAACATGCTCCCACTTGTTATGGTGCTGCGCGCCAATTTGTTTATACTCTGCCTCTCTCGCGTCATGAAGTGCATAGTACAGAGCGGCGCCTTCTTTTATGTTGGTCTTGGGATCATCCATATTCCACAAGGTTTTCATGACTTGGCTATTCAATTGATTGCCCAACATCTGATCAACCGCTCCGGCATTTGGAAATACATTTTTAAAAGTTTCATCTAAGTGTGTATCGTACACTTCTTTAATGGCCGCCTCTCTTAGCGGCCTTTCAAAATTAATCCTTGCATATTCACGCATTTTGTGAGAATTAAGATCTGCCACCAAGCGCCATGGAACATTTCTATCTAAAAAGAATCCATGTTTTCTTGCGGCGAGCTGAAAAAAGTTAAAGTTTGGATGGTTAATAAATTTTTGCTTTTCTTCGTCATCGTCATATTTGCCTTTGCCAATCTCTACGCACAAACCGGTAAAAAGCGGAGAAACGCTTTTTGAAGCAACAACTCCGCTCATCGATAAGGGGAAAAAAGGAATCGAATTTCCCATGAAAGTATTGAAATGCTTCATAAAGTCTGAATCTTTTAATGTCCTGTACTTTAAAGGAGCAATTCTCACGGGGTCATTGTTGGTTGCGTACTCCAAATATTGAAGTGTATACAGTCCATAGTGTATGTTTCGGTATTTTTTCCACACCTTCTTTATGTCATAATAAGTTTTGTATGGTTTGCACTCAGCAACATCTCCGGCGGCCTTAATATATCCATTGTCAACATGTGCAACAATATACGCTCTCAAGTCCTCAAAAGCTTCGGCAACAAAATTTAAGACCACAGCTTCCCCGTATGCCATACCGGCTTCTGAGTTAATAGTTCGCAGAAGCTCCTTCTTAGGAAACACAAAGTCCTTATCCATATTAACTCGCCCATATAATGGATTTTCATTAATCAAATCAATTGGTCTTATTGGCCATGGGGACTTACCATTAGGAAAAACGTCTTCATAATAGAACACCTTTTCGTTAAAAAGCTCAGAAGAAGCATCAAGGTCATTTTTTGCTTTTGCAATTTTCTTTTTTAAATCATCTATTAGAGCCATTTTTCTTTTCCTTGCTTACGCGCAGCCACCAAACGTGATCCATTTTGCATTAATTGTTGTTTCGTGAAAAGTATCTCCAGCTAACGCAACATGATCTACTGCCGTTATCAAATAGAACCCACCGATACCCAATTCTTTCCACTGCTGATAATTTGTTCCACCTTCCCTTCTTGGGTCTACAAATATGATCATGCCAGGTTTAAATATATTATTTCCAAACATTGTTACCTCAAAATCATATACATCTCGTAATTGCAGTTCTCCTTGTTTTTTCCTGAGTGAGTGAATTCTAGATTCACGCAGCCATGGAATACTCAATCTTTTAAAGCCATAGGTCTTAAACACTCCGGGCACCTTTCCAAGCTCTAGATAGTATACCCCTTTTGCTATGTTAGCCTTTTTGTTGCTTGGATCTAGCTTGGAAGGAATATAGTTATTAACGTATATATACATGTAATTAAATTGTCGACTCATTGGCGTATTGGGTGAAATTTCAGTTAATTTTGAAAATTTAAATTTCCCCCCATTGAATTTCAATTTCCTTTTGTTTCCTTTTGTGTCGATACCCAGCGCAGTGCCATCTTTTTTGATCTGCACCATCGAGGCGCCCTTCTTAGGGTAGTTTTTAGAAGCGTGGTCGATGGGGTAAAACGGAGGGATCCAGCCATTTGCGGGGCCACCTAAATCTTTATGTTCTTCCATGGGGGCTGTAAACTGCAATATTTTAACAGTTTCTGATCTGTTTCCTGCTCCCTCTAAACATTGTTCGCCCAGCGCTTTTGTGATCAACTTTTGTACCACGTCTCTTATGAACTCACCTAAATAATACTCCTGTCTATCTTTGCTTATTACGTTTTCTGCCCAAAACTTCATCAACATTTTCAAAGAAATTGGGACTTGAGACAGGTTAATAGAGGTGGCTTTTCGACCGGTGCCTGTATGCCAATCAACTAAAGGACCGAATAAAACCCCCATCCGCCTTTTAAAAAGGCCGTTGCCGCCGGAATATGTTGGTTTGCCACTTTTATCAAACATTGCCCCTTTATAAGTCGCCAAATCTATTGCGACATCTACCAAGTCTCCAAGTGTGGTAAAATATATGCTTTTGACCCTTTGTTTTCCTGTTCCAGTTATCTTTGTTTTGCCTAGCGGATCCAATACTCCGCCCTTGTTCTTTTTAGTTTTAGTGTGCAATTCCGCCTTCAGCTGCTCTTTTGCGGTTGCAATCCACTTCTGATCGTTGTCAGTAGTTTCTTCAAGTGCTTTGGCGAATTTCTCAATTATTTTATCCACATCGCTTGAGCTTAGATTATCTGTGGGATTAATGGGCCGAATTCTCTTCGGTATTAATTGTGAAGTCACGCGTCTGGCTGCCGCTGCAGCTTCGCTTCCAACTTCTCCACCAGATGTCAAGCCGATATCTTCTAGAATTGCATCTAAGCCATAAATTCTTCCCTTCATGTGCAAAAGCTTAAAAAGTGATTTATAGCGTCTCGATTTTTGGCCGCGGCGCTTTGATTTAACAAATAGGCGATATTTCCTAACTAATTCTTGAAACACTGCAACAGCATTTTCAGGAGTATTACTTGGAAGTCCATTTTTATCGTACTTTAGTGGGCCCGGGTGCCACTTAGGTGTCTTTTTTGTCCCCTCTGTTCTTTTTTGCTCTTTCCTAACGGCTTTGGCGGAAACAACTATATTATTATAATCCATGCTTATTTGTCGATCTTTTTTGTAGGGAAGGTTAATTAACCATGAGGTTTTGCCCTGACCTGAATGGGTCCCTCCCGGATCCACTAAGAACTCTCGCAACGCTGCATATGTTTTTGAATACTCATTGTTGTTGCCCTCGGAAAGAGAAGGCTGCAGCTTTATTCCTGCAGCCTGAACCTGTCTTAGTAGCCTTTCTGCTGCAGCCAAATTTGCTAAAAAAGAAGCCATATCTTTCTGTTCTGGATCTGTTGTTTCAATAATATTTAAATCTGGAGTGTTTAATACATCTTCGAGGTAGGCTGCGTATTTAAAATTAATTTGTATGCCAGGATCAGAAACGGTGGCGTCCGGATATACAACAACATGCTCTTTAAACTGTAGTCTAAACACCAGTGCCGATGAGCGTAAAAAGTTTTTAAGCTCGGCGCGTTCGGCTTCAGAAAAAGTTCCTTCGACCGAGCCCCTAATTGAATCAACCAAATCAAAGTTAATTTTATCATCATATTTTAGAACAGCTTGAATCTCAAAATGTTCGTCAGAGGCTTTCATTTCATTTGTTTGTGTCATTATATCTTCGTACGAAGTCGGATGCTCAACACAGGGCTCTGCTCCTATGTAGTCGGTTGAGCTAATTTTATTAATTGCTGGTGCTTTTTCGCCAGATGCTCCTAAAAACCTATCGCTCCAAGAAATCAAATCCTTGTAGCTCCAATATACAGGTTTGCTATCGTTGGTATCCGGATCGATCCACCGATCTTCAAAAACATGGTTGAAAAGCTGAAAAGAAGAAAAGTGTAGTGAAAAATTAAAATCATCGACAATATTAACTTGTGCCGGATCTTCTCCCCTAAAAGTAATATTAAGACTGCTAGGCATAACATTACCTAAAACTCCCAGCTGGTCTCTAAAAATATCATCTATAGAAGAAAAGCTAGCCCGTAGGGCGCCTGCGTGTTGCGTTTGATTATGATCTGCAATAATAGGATTAGTACGGGTCGCGACAGACTCTCCCGTTGGCATTAATACTTTATAAGGCACACCGGGATATTCATTGGTCACTTTTCTTCGAGGGTATAATTTATACAATTCTAATTGTGGCTTAAGTTGTGATAGCACTTCCGGAGTCAGATCGAAAAACAAACGCGCACCATCGACAGAATGGATCTGAGAAGGGAATAATTCGGGCTCAGGGGGGTGAATTGCTACAACGTGATCATAAGTAAAGACTTTCTCTTTCACTCCAGTCTCGCTTACTCCGTGAAGATCAACTCTGATACTGCCACTGAGTTTCTTAACAATTTCATCTTTTACTTGGAGCAAGTAACACTGTTCTTGAAATTGGGCAATTGTGGCCAATCGCTCCCTTCCAGCAGTTTCTGATGCTCTTTCCGCTTGTTTTACGGGATCTGACATTGTGCCTCCTTAGTAATATAAACCAAATGTTTGTAGCACATCAGACAGTGGCAGTGGAATTAAAATTAAATCACCCTTAGAGATATGCGATTCTGTTGGCGTCTGATTGTACCATGCAATTACCCACCAAAATTTAGAATCATTATAATATCGATGAGCCAGTTTGTAAAGCTTATCGCCGTGACCCCATGTATGCTGAACATTGTTGAGGTTTGTAACTTGATCAATGTCGGGGTGTGCTAGCCTAGGTGTTCTATATTGTTCTATAAAATTAACTTTTCTTTTCTCGAATAGTTCATCGTATAAGGGTTCATTGTTTATAGCTTTAGCACGTCCTTTGTATCTCATTATTTAACAAGCCCTTTAAGATATTTGTCCAGTGTTGACCCAACAGCAACGGTGCCATCGTGAGCTTCGCTCGTGAACCAACTCTTTGGTGGAAATTTCACATCATACGGGAAGTGTTCGACCTCCCACTCTTTCTTGTCAACATCATAGCCAGGGCTGCCCTTTCCGGCAGACATAAATGGTGTAAATTTCAAACTTATGTCAATAATTTTTGGCATATAGTGACCATAGAATGCGGTATCGTCTGGAAACGTGTCGTATGCAGTAGTGTCGGCATTTGAAATAAAGGTGCCTTGATCAAAGTTTGGACTAAACGTGAAACCATCAATCCAACCGGGAAGTGGCCCTCCATTTGGAGCTTGAATTAAATTAGCAAATTTAATAGAGACAAAAGAAGATTTTGGATAATGCTGATTATAGCCCGCCTTATAGTCTTTTAAAGGCAGTGTCATGTTTGCCAGCGCTGAACATTTTTGTAAATTAATTGCAGCCTCTGCATCACTAGCTGCAGGAACAAACCATTCTAAAATCATTGATCGGTGCGGAGTTGATTGATTGGCAATTGGTGTTCTTTGGTTTGGATACTGTACAGTTTTAAACCCCGCATTAAAATCATCAGTAAACCTTCGAATAAATGCCTTAAAATCTACACTGAGACCTGTGCCTAATTGCGCAATACGGATCAGTCCCCATGTAGTCTTATATGCAGCCTCTGAAGGGTCGGCCACCCATCTTTTTTGTTTTTTTGTCAACCCCAATTTTTATTCCCCCTTTACGCTCTTCGCGAAGCTGTTCTGCGATAGTGTTCGCCCTGTTCCTTAACAATGTCAACTACACGCTTAGAGAGCACGCGGTTGCCGCCCAGATCAATGTTAATGTTACCCGTTACCAAAACGCCCGGATCTCTGGTTACGTCCTCTCTGCCGCCCCTTGGAGCCTCTGCTTGTTTTGCAGCCTGAACTGCTGATGAAGCATTAGCTCTCACCGCTGCACCGCGCGCTCCGGATGCAGCCACTGATACACCAGCATTTTGTGCCCTAGTTAATGCCGCCACTTCAACTACGGTTTGTTTTGGCATTGTGCGAATTGCGTGTGATAGTCTAGATATCGAATTTGCATATACTTTCACCTTTTCTTCATCTAGATCTCGTACAGATTTGCTAATTGATCCTAAGCCTCGAACGATGCCAGCCGTTTCTATGTTTGTTTTGCCAAGCTGCTGCAAAGAGCCGAACACGCGCGACAGTGACATTATGTTTGTACTCTTACCTCTATTTAAGTTGTTCATTAAAGATCCAACTGCAGAGGAGTATTTATTAACCGAACCCAAACCGCTACTTAACGCATCTGATGTTTGTTTTGATTGAGAGCCAAAAGTCAACAGGCCCGGGGTTGCCGATTGTAGGGCACCGGCCAATCTTTGAACCCCCATTGCCATATGATTTGGAAGAGTATACGCTTCTGGGGAGTTTTTCTCTGTCATTGCATCGTTTAATTTATATATTGCATATGCACCCATAGCAAGCAAAGGAAGCGCTGTCAACAATGAAGTTCCGAAGGCGGCCATACCACCACCCAATCCTTTAATCGCTAGTTGAGCAGCAGAAGCTCTTGCGCCAAATGCTGCGACGGCGCTAGCTGCCTTATAAGCTATAACTGAAAAGGCGGCCGTTTGTGGGGTCATGCTATTTAATAACTTAGCCAATGCGCGGACCCATGGAAGTGCAGTTTCCGCAAACCCGCCGAATTCATCGAAGGCTCGCGCAAGACGTTGGGCAATTGTCACCATATTACCACCTGCTGCGATTAATTTTTGTTGGCTCTCTGCGTTTTCTTCTTGTAGCTTTGTTAGTCTTTTGAATTTGTCCATGTCCCCCTTAAAGAAAGCAGAGGCTGCCTCTAAGCTTTTGAACCCAGAAGCAGTGGATATCAATCGCTTTTGGAACCTACCAAGAGAATCCCAATTTAAATTAGTGTTTCTCCACATCTCTTTAAGCATCATAAGCCTTTCGCCTTCATCTGCTTTTAGCATTCTTATAGAATTGAGATATGGGCCACCTAAAGCTGCATTAAGTCTTGCTACGGAACTTGCGGCGCCTTCAAAAGTATCAAACTGTTGGGCCACGCCAATCAAAGCTCTAGAGTCAATTGCAGTTGCTTTAGCAATTGCGCCCAACTGTTGTAAAACTTTAACTGCTCTCGGGCCAGAATATTGCGCCAAAGTGTCAAGAGAGCTTATGTACATCTTAACGTAGCGCGACGGCAACTCCCCAATAGAAACAGCAGAACTATACAATCTCTTGATTGCTTCCGTTGACTTATCGCCAAAGATTCTTGTTGACTTATCAACAACCGTAGCAAAATCTTCGTACGAAACTCCTGCGCGTTTGGCGGCCATGGCCAATCTGTCTATTTGTACTCGCTCTTCTTGGGTTTGACTTGAATATTGCCTCGAAAGAGAGTATACCGATTGTTGCATTCTACTAAGCTCTTCATAAGAGGCCGCCATGCGTTTAACCGCTCTATCTTGATAGGTTGCAGCCAATCCCCTTGAAAAGTCCCTTGAGGCGCCCGTTGCAGACCTCAGAGCCACTTCAGAACGATCAATCTGAGTTACCATTGTAATCGTTCTTTCTTGGATTTTCATCATTGTCGAACCAGCAATATTGGCAGCAGAGGCTGCGTTGTCTAACGTTCGAGTTAAGGTGTTCGCGGTTTGAACCATTCCGCGCAGTGTGCCATCGGCGCGGGATCCCGCTTCAACTTGTCTTGTCAAAGAGCCTGCTAATGTTTGGCGCCATTTGTTATCTAAGCCAAATATCATCTGCATGCTTTGCTGTGCGGCTTGTGACGTTTCTAGCTGGGCTTGTTTAAATCTAATTTGTGCGGCGAGCTTATTAGCGATACCTTGCCTTTCTTGATCGTTTAACTGTAGGGCCTCTCTTTGTATTCGATTGGTTTCGTTTTTTGCATTTGTCAGGGCGCGCTGCGCGTTTTGTAACTTAACGGATCCTTCCGATTCAGTTTTCTCCAGCGATTCGACCTCTTCTTTAAGCTTTCGCTGTTGTGTTATCGCTGCATCTAGGGCGCGCTTTCGTGCTTCCGGACCTCTAACTAGCGCACCTAACTCTTGTTGGAGGAGCGACAGTTCTTCTTTTATATTATTGTTTCTGCGCTCTTCGTAATCAACTAATGTACCATATATATCTTGAGTCTCTAATAGGATGGCGCGCTCTTGTTGCCATGCGCTAAGGCGTTGTTCTATTGCTTGCAGTGCGGCTTGGTTAGCCTCGTTGGTTTGGCCATGAAGGCTGTAGATCTCCATCAAGACGGCTTTAGTTTCTTGCAAACTAGCCGTCAGTCGATCATTTTGTGCCTTTGCCTCGGCTAATTTTTTGGGATCCATTCCCTCGCCGTTTGCCATTTATTATAAACTCCTATTTAAAAGGCCAAACTAAACCAGTAGTTTCTTCAAAATTCTGAACTTTTTCGTCTAAATTATATTTTGCTTCGCGTGTTCTGTCGTCTTCTACTCCAAAATCCATATGTGCTTGCATATAGCTCTTTTCAGCAACCAGTGCACCTAAAAATGCTTTAACATCCGGCTTGGAGCCTTTGATCTTCACATTATATTTATTTGGCGAAGTGTCCGCTTCTGCCTCTTCTTTCAAGTCCAAAGCCTGTCCAAGATCCTGTAAAGAAGGGACTCTTCCAAACATTCTTTCTAAAACCTCTCTTACAGTTGAACCAAACATGGTCAAAAAGCTTTCATTTAATCTATTGTCTTTATCTAGGTCTATAACCACGGGTAACAAAGCAGCCATATAATTTTTCCTCCATTATTGTATAATTAGTCATCAGTAGAAAATAAAAAAGCCGGTTTTACCCGGCTACTAGTTTTTATTGTTCATTTTGTCGTATTCTTCTTTCTCTTTTTCAAATTGTTTTGCCAATCTTGTGAGAAACCAATTGCGTAACCCTACGGGAAGATTATAACATTCTATAAAGCTCCACCCTCCATGGTATTTGAGCATAAAAAACTGCTCATACACAGATTCCATATAATTATTATCTAGGCCAAAAAAAGTCCGCGGTAAACGGAACCTCCATTCTCGTCTCTGAGAAGCAATGAGTGCAAACAAAATATTGAGTTAAATCAACATTTGGCACCAATTCGGCATATTTTGTTCTAATATATCTAGAGTCTTTAGCTGGCATATTATTGACAAAATTGCCAATAACTCCAGGATCTGAAACTCCATTAACTGAGACAAGAAAGGTTTTTAATTGATCCGTCCAGCCAAATTCAGGAAGATTGTATTTTTTATTTTTTTCTGCGGTGGCTGCCGTTCTTTTTTCGTCCTCTCCCGTTAACAGTCGTACCTCTACATCAACTTTGCTATTGGGTAACTTAATAATAAAATTGCCGTCGCCATTTGAGGTAGCTCCTTCAATTTTATTCTCTTCACCGCCATTAATTATTGCAACCTCGTTTAAATCAAATTTATGCTCAGAGATTTGATTACAGATGGGACATTGAACTTTTGTTTCATATTCAGAACCATATGCACTGGTGCGCGCAGTTACTAAAACTGCGTTTCTGTCTCCAATCAACAGTTCATTGATGTTGACATTTTCAACAACTAGATTTTGTAATAGTCTTTCAATTGCGACCCCTTGTTTTAATAGGGCAGTAGATGTTAAAATATCTTCATCCCTTGCGGTCATTTGGCGAATTTCCAAACTCTCTTTCCCGTGCAAAAAATGACCAACTGGATAGAATTTGCCTTTTGATGGCAACTCAACAAAGTCAGTTGGTGCAACAAAGTCCAACAAGGGTTTTTCATTTGTATTAGATTCTATTGCGGGGACGGGAGGAGGCGCGGCGCTAGCAAATTCTTTTGCGCCTAGGCGTTCTTCATTGTTTCTCATTAATACCTCTTATTTTATCTCTTATACGTTATTGGGAAATTGGCCTTTGAACTGATGTTAGTTGCCCCGTCTACTGCATTATTAGACGTAAATAGGTTGGCCCAATCGTATCGAATTGTCAAAGTAATGTCCATGATATCATCAGAGTCATATGACAAATTGCCAAATCGCACATCTTTAACCCATGGAGACTTTAACTGCCACTCTTCTACCACTCCGCCATTTGCGCCAATCTGCTGAATTTTCATTTGTTTGACGGCAGAGACGGCGCTAGATTTTGAAATGGTTGTCCAGTGCTCATAAACCTTATCTGGGATTTGATAACCAGCGGATGCGATCATATGCATCACTGTCTTTGTGGCGTCCGGACTCATTGGATCGACTAATGTAAGATCTATTGAATTCCACTCTACGCGGCCTGGGTACCAAAAACTATGGTTAATAAATCTATGTGAAGTCTCAGAAATTGAAAAGCTTGGTTTTGATACTGATTTACACATCCATCTATCGAATGAATTAAAATAGCATACCCATCTATAAGCTCGCTTTGTTTCTGGGCCGGGGCCCTCAGACCAAAATCCCATTATTTTATATCTCCTATAATAACATATCTATCGCTATCAGTAAATAGTGATGAATATTTTTTTTACCACATTAATCCTCAAACGCAGCACCCGAACTTGTGATAATGAAATCAAGTGCAATGAACTCAATGGCCCTCGCAGGCTTCAGATAGATCTTGGCATAAAGAATGTTTCTATCAATCAATTCCGGAGTAGTTGTGGTTTCATCTAGCTTAAGGCGATAATCTGTCAAGCCGAAGCGCGTCTGAACAGTGTTCAAAAGCAAATCAACTTCGCCACTAAATGCATTCCAAGTTTCCTGTACGTTTTGCTCAAATAAAGTTCTGTTCGCGATCCTAGAAACTTCCTTCTTAAGGAAAATCAAGAGTCGTCTAACATTAATTCTATCCAGTGCCGAGCGAGCAGTTTGCAGCGTTTTTTGGCCGAAGATCACGAGACCTTCTGCCGGGAACGTTGCGATTGGATTAACATTGGCCTCATAAAGCTTGTCACGCTGTTTAGAGGTCAATTGCTGGCGCGCGGACAGAACGTTCTGGCCACCGGCCTTTGTCTCGGTTAACCCGCCTCTTGCGAAGCCTGCAGGGGCAAACCAAACATCTTTTCGATTCTCAGTATATGCCATGGCTCCTAGAGCAACCACTGAAGGTGGTACCCACACTGCGGCGCCGTCAGTAGAGTCTTTAATTTGGACCCATGGATAGTAGGCGCAGCCATAACTAGAATCAATTTCTCTATCTTTCATATTACGTACGGCCTGATCAACATTTCCAATACGATCCGTTTCAGATGTGTCGAGGTTAACCTCAGTATCTGGTACATAATCACTCTCAATATCAATTACCGCTAGGGCATCTGCGCGCTCTGCACAAACATCTACCAATCTATTGGTAATAGCAGGAACAGTGCAACCGGGTATTGACATTAAGTTTGCCTCAATCACTTCTGCATCTTCAATTAAATCAACTGCCCTCATAAGAGTGTGATATCCGTAGTTGTTTGCGCCCTCGCGCTCGCCGCCCTTAACAAAAGTGTTCCGGAAGGGCTCTCTCTCAGTAACATCTAACCCATCAAACCCACCATACAACACTGTTGTAAACTTGTTCATACCGGCGTTAGAGCCGGTCAAAAGATGGTATGAACCACTTCTTGCGGTGAAAGACGAAAGTGCAGACAAGTGCTGTGCCGTACTCAAAGATGCGGCGCCTCTTTGACGACTTCCGCTATCATAAGTCCACTGTTGGGCGGCTTCATCAAAACGAAGGTCATCCAAAGTGAACACCCATGAATAACCAGAGTTCAGAAGGCTTGAATTGTCAAAAGTGGTACTATCTTGAAGCGGCTTACTTCGAAGAACGTCTTTTATGCTCTTTTCAAATTGAGCAGTATCTTTTTCGCTAGTATCTACGCCCCAATAGGCTTTGAGTGGGTTAATAATGCCGTCAGTGCTAGCACTTACACGAAGTGGCACCTCGGGAAACTCAAAAACACAATTGAAGTCGACTTTGGGCATTTGCGCCGTTGTTGCGTTTGCAGCAACAATAACCTTGTTTTGGCCATAAGCGAGGGTCGTACCCGCGCTTGTTGTCAAAGCCAAACCAGGAATTTTAGAACTGTCACACTCAACAAAACTAGGTATTGCAGAGTTACCGTCGACAACGCTACCGCTTGTAATTGAAAAGTCGTTAAACTTTACAGGACCGTAACAACCAAAAGGAACATGAGCTTGGGCATTTCCAGGCTCCATAGCAACTCTAATCCATCTGGACTGGTTTTCATATTCTCCAAGCAGTTTATTTCGCTTGTCAGTGTGATCATAAGTAATAGAACGATCACCTATTCTGCGCGCTATATAATCTGGAGATGAAGGATCTAAATTAACATTTGAAAATCTTTCAATAACAATTGGTCGCTTATCGGAATCTGCAATATCGCGCACAGTGACACTAAAAGTTGGCCATGCTTTGCTAGATACTGCTGGCTTAATGTTCTCAATTGAGATCTTAAGGCTGTTTTGATTCCACTCCGAGCCGCCATCGATTGAAACAAACTTAAAGAGTTTCTTGGCGCGTGTGGTGTCTCCAGCATCAAAACCGGCCGGATCGGCGTTTTCATCTTGAGAGATAATAAAACCAGTCTGAGAAGGGTAATATTCTTTTCTCATCGATGCATAACTATGTGAACCAGAAGAAAGACAAAGCATCACTCCAAAGTTGCCAGCACTACCACTAGTGCTCAGCCTGTCTGCGACGGCTCTTTCGAATGTTTCTCCGAGCCAATAGTTTGTTTTTCCTTCTGCAGTCGTATAAATAGTGGAATTTGTAAGTTGCGGATTTGTGTTAAAAACCTTTCGAATGTATTTGTCCGAAGCCCTGTTAAAGTTAAAGGCCGTCTCGGTGACCTTTCCGCCGGTTCCATTAAAAATAGCAACTTTAAACTCGTTGTTAATGCCAGTATCGCCACTTTCTAGTGACTGAACCAAAGCAGCAGTGCCAGAAGTGAACTGGGCCGTTGAGCCAAGTGCTGATGGGGTTTTTCCGGTGCCTCTCAGAGTTCCAGTAAGTACTGCGGCGCCTTCATTGGCGTAAAAGACTGCTGCGAGAGTGCCTGTAAAGGAATTTTGAACGCCACCGGCGCCGCCGACAAAGGTAGATTCAAGTAAAAGCGCGCCTTCGAACCCAGTAGTCACCGCAAGAACGTTTGCCACATTACCTGCTGCGCCAGCGACATCCATAGTTAAAGTGACATCAGTGTTACTTGTACCTTCAGCGGCAGTTAAGCCAAGCGTTCCAGCCGCAAGAACTGTGCTGACGGCGCCTCCGCCATAACCTACCGCAGCATTGGCGGTTCCATTAATGGCATCGGCAACAGCAGCGGCCCTAAGAGCGTCTGTACCGGCAGTATCTAAGGAAATTCCCCAATCGGTGGCCACAGCGAGAGATCCAACTTGCGAATCGGTTTGCTTAAACGTAATCTTGTGGGCAACACCGTCGCCGCCAGCGTTAGTAGGAACTGTTATTGTAAATGCATCGTTGAGTGCGACGCCGGTAGTATCAATGGCATCGACTAGCTGTCCCTTTAGCGAAACAGAACCAGAAGGAATAACAAAAAGACCGAATGCGCCGCCTTTTCCAGTTAGTGCCCCAGCGGCTCCTCCAGCTTCTAAATTGTCAGTTTGCCAACCGGCTTTACCAGCCGATTCTGCGCTTTTATGTTGAGAACCAAGAAGTCTTACAAAAGTGATAGGGTTGCTATTTGCCAAATAAGCTTGCGCTGCATAAACTGCATAT